AAGTTCATAAGAAGTAAGGCAGTCATTAAGTTGGCTGCCTTTTTTATTGGAGGAATTATGAAGCCTGAAATAAATATCTCTGTATCAGAACTCAGTCATTTAATTGATGAGTGGATATTCAGCGAGAGGGATAGGAAGATTTTAAAACGAAGGCTATTAGATGGCATTACCTATGAGAAAATCGCTGAAGAGTTTGATATGTCACCAAGACAAATAAGTAATATCATCTACAAAGGAACACAAAAGCTTGTTCCAAAACTTCCAAAAAATTGCCAGAAAGAAGCAGTAGAATTTCATAATAACAGCATACTTGCATCATGTTAAGGAGTATTGGAAGCTGAGATAATCATGTTATAGGAGGGCGAAAAATGTACCCTTATAACAACCAAAATCAGTTATCTCAGTTATTACTCCAACAGGCGATCCAGCCGCAATCAGCACAGACAAAAGTAATAGAAGTAACCGGAAGAGCTGGGGCAGAAGCATATCAGCTTGGCCCGGATTCCAGCGTATTACTGTTAGATAATACCGCGCCGATTGTGTGGCTTGTAAAGACTGATGGAGCCGGATATAAAACATTGGCGGCCTATGACATAAAGCCCCATGCAGAAGAGAAACCGGCAGATCATTTTAAAGAGTTAGAAGAACGTATCGCAAAGTTGGAGGAAACAGTCAATGCAAAATCCAATACTTCAAATGCTAAACGGAAGTCAGAATCCGCAGAGTAATATAATGATGCAAGCTGTAGGAGCCATGATGAGAGGTGAATCGCCTCAGTCCTTCTTACAGAATCTTGCAAAAACAACACCGGAGTTACAGGGACTTGACCTAAACAATCCGGAAAAGGCCGCTGAGAATTTATATGCTCAGAAAGGCCAGGATATAAACGTTGCTAAAACATCAATCATGGATAGAGTAAGCGCGTTTATCAAAAAGTAGTTCATTCTTGCAAGGTGAAAATAAATAAAGGAGGACAAACAAATGTCAGAAGGTGGATCATTCATGAGTTCAGATTGGCTCGGTGCATTTCTGATAATCGCCATCCTGTTTGGTGGTGGCTTTGGTGGTTTTGGTAATCGCGGCCCTGTAGGACCTATGCCAAACTTTGCAACAGTCCAGGACGTTAACGAGGCTGTGAATAACCAGGCTACACAGGAAGGAATCAGAGACGTACTTCTTAGTTCCGCAAACAACAACTATGAGACAGCAAGGCTTATTGATAATCAGAGCATGTATCTCACTAACCAGAACAGCACGAACATGATTAATGCTATCCAGGGATTTAACAGCATTGGACAGCAGATCATGAATCAGACAAACGTACTGGGATCTAAGTTGGATCAGCTTGGTTATCAGATGGAGTCATGTTGCTGCTCAATCAAGACTCTCATCAAAGACAATCAGATTGCCGATCTTACCAATCAGCTTAACCAGGCACATAATGTTGCAGTTAATTCTGCACAGAGTCAGTACCTTCTTGCTCAGATGGGTAAGTGGGTTGCTAACGCACCAGCAGCTACAACATGAGGTAGCCTATGGAAATCATAAGACGCATATCTGAAAAGATTGATGAAGAGTTGCATGACGCCGAAAAATATATCAAGTGTGCCTTCAAGGTAAGGGAAGAATATCCGCAACTTGCGAATACCTACTACCAATTATCTTTAGAGGAAATGAAGCATGTCACAATGTTGCATGATAGCGTAGTCAAGATCATAAACGACTACAAGAGGGAGAATGAAGTCCCGGAAGCAATGCAGATTTTGTATGACTACTTGCATGACCGACAGATAAAATGGGCCGCTAAGATAAAGGCGAAACAGGAACAGTATAAGTAAAAATAGGAGTTACCACTTTTATAGGTGGTAGCTCTTTTTATTGGGAGGAAAGCTATGCCAACTATATCTGAGTTACTACCAGTATTAGCACTTTTGATTTCAGCGGCAGCATTATGGAGGAATGTAAAGGGGGACTCTAAGAGTGATGGAGCGCAAATCTCAGAAGTCCTTGTCAAGATGGAGTTGGTACAGTCTGACCTCAAAGAGATTAAGGCAGATTTTAAATCAGAGCTTAAGAGCGTTAAGTCTGATATGGAAAGCATTAAGGACAGAGTAACCATAGTTGAGCAGTCCGCCAAGTCCGCACACAAGAGAATTGACGGATTACACCATGAACATGTTTCAGAGGAATGACTATGAATGATCTTGAAAGACTTCAGAAGAAACTAATAAAGAGAAATGGTGAGGCGAAAAAGGAGAAAAAGCTTTCCGCGCTGGATAAGTATTTAATCTTTTCGTTCACTTGCCTGATCGTATTTACGGTTGTAATGATTATCGTTCAGACCATAACCGGAATGACACAAGACACGTTAATAACGTGTTTTTTTAGTGCCTTTGGTGGCGAATTGTTACTTTGTGCAATGATTAAGCGATTAAAGCTAAAGAAGGAGGAATGACTATGGAAAAGCTGACTTCAAGAAAATTTTGGGTATGTGTTGCCGCTATGCTTGCCAGTATAGCAACAAGTATTGCCGGAATTACAACGGACAATCAGACAGTATTAGTTATCGGTACTGTTTGCGGAGTTGCTTCAGCCGCTATTTATGCCTTCTGTGAGGCATGGGTTGATGGCAAGGCTGTAGAGAAAAAGGACGAATGATATGGCTGTTTCAAGCGCACAACAAAAGCAATTTATAGAGACTATAGGCCCCATCATCCAGGAGGAGGCAAAGGCAAGAGGCTATAAGGTATGCAGTGCAGTTATAGCCCAGGCAGCTATAGAGTCCGGGTACAATACCAGCATTTTGAGTCTGAAGTATCACAATTACTTTGGCTTGAAATGTGGTAGTGCTTGGAAAGGCCCTTCCGTAAATATGTCTACCAAAGAGGAATACAATAGCCAGCTTGTAAGTATTCGTGATAATTTCAGGGTCTTCTCAGATATGATCTCAGGAGTCAAAGGGTATTACGACTTTATATCTACTAAGAGGTACGCCAACCTGAAGGAAGCTACAACGGCAGAAGAATATCTGAGGTTTATAAAACAGGATGGTTACGCCACATCAAGCAGTTACGTAAATACCTGTATGAACGTGGTACTAAGGCATGAGCTTACGGCCTATGATGTGGACGTTGGAAAGCCAATTACGCCGGAACTTATCTTGCAAGTCATTGCTGGGGAGTACGGAAACGGTAGTGCAAGAGAAAATGCTCTTACCAATGAAGGCTATACCTACTCAGAGGTTAGGAAGAAGATAAACGAACTTGATAAGATCGGAAAAGAAATACTACCGACTATAAAGAACAAGGCCGGTGAATACTGGAAATGTTTGTTGAAACTCATGGAATTATAAGGAGGAAATGAATTATGGCATACGCTAAAGACGGAGCAGAAGGCGCTGGATTAAAGCCTAAAGTTGTGGCACCTGTAATCGGAGCAACAGCCGGAATTGCTGGGATTAACAAAGACTCACTCAATAAGGCAGTACAGACTCAGAACGGTAGCGGATCAGGAAGTGGCAGAAGCGGTAGCAGTGGTACAACTATTTCAGCACCATCTTTTGATATGGGCGCTTATTTAGCACAGCTCAGAGCCGAGCAGATGGCAAAGGCACAGGCAGCTTATGAAAGAAATATGAGCCGTATTGCAGATGCTTACGGATCAGCAGCAAATTCACTTAGGGGCAACCTGGATAGCTCTATAAGCCGTTTAAATGCTGCCAGAGACAAGTCAATGAATGATGTTAACGCAGATGCAGAAGACTCACTCAGACAGGCTTATATCAACAATATGATGACAAGGAAGAATCTCAATCAGAGACTTTCCGCTATGGGCTATAACGGTGGTGCTACAGAAACCACAATGAGCAGCCTTGAAAATCAGTACGGCAAGTCAAGATCAGGAATCAATGAGACACTTAACAAGAACATTGCTAACCTGGATATGACATACGGAGATAACTTGGCACAGGCACAACAGGCTTACAACAGTGCTATGGCTAATCTGTACTTACAGAGAATGCAGATGGAAATGCAAGCTGAGAACGCGCTCAGTAATGCTGAGACAAGTGCTGTCAATGCTTCCATGAACATTGACGGATCATATATGTCAGCACTTCAGGCAGCCTTAGCTAATCAGTCCAATTATCAGTATGACGCTTCACAGGCAACTAATGACTATGTTGCTGGAAACGCACAACAGGCACAGAGCGCTTCTGATGCTGCTAACTATGCTAAGTATCTTGCACAGGCACAGCTTGAAGCATCAAACGGTGCTAATGCAAATCAGATCAGGAACAATCTCTTTGGGGCAGTAGCAAGCGGACAGCTTAATATCAACTCTCTTTACAACATTCTTAATCAGCTTAATGGAAGGGCGTCTTAATAAGGCGCTCTTTTCTTTTTGGGAGGCTTTAAATGGCTAATCAATCATGGAAACAGCAAATGTATCAGTCTATAGCTAATAGTCAGGTACAACAGGTAATGCAGCAGCAGAGAGAACAGGGCATTGCACAGCTTCAGGCAGAGTTTGACGCCTGGCAGAAACAGCAGAACGACATAGCTCAGTTACAGGCAGAGTATGACAACTGGTATGCTCAGAACAATCCACAGCCGGTACAGTCTGCCCCTGTACAGACAGTCAAAGCAGCCCCTAAACAGGAAGCTAAACAAGAGCCTATACCATCACTGGCTGATTTCTTTAAGCCCACAACTGCAAGTGGCAAGGAGATAAACAAGGAAGCTGCAATAAACCAGGCAGAAGAGAGAGAAAAGATACAAGAGCAGAAGGCTAAACGTAAAGAGGCTATAAACAATACCCTTAATATGCTTGGAACAGATGATTTCAAGGATATGTCTAAGAAGGGTAAAGCCCAGGGTGTTATTGAGCAGAGGAAGGCAGAGAATGAAGCTATCGAAAAGCAGATTGCCGGACTTGATACTTATAACACAGATAACCTCCCACAGCTTACTGACGATCAGAAGGCCCTTGAAGAACAGATACTTAATTCTGATAGGTACGTAGATAATGCCCCTAAAGAGAGATGGAATAACAGATTTCTCACCAAACAGGAGAAGGCAGATGCTATCAACAACACAACACAGGCTGATGTTGATAGGTGGCTTTCACCGGAAACCAAACTCACACAGAAGGAAAAGGGCATTGCTAGGGCTTATGCCGCTGCGGAACTTGCTAAGATACCTACAAATGCAAGCACACACCAGCCGGACGTACAGACTGAAGAAAAGAAGCAGCACTACAGAGATATGGTTGAGATTATGAACAAGACCAATCCTGTATCAAGCGCTATGACTGGCTTTGTTGAACTGCCATACAATCTTGTGGATATGGTAGGTGACGCTGGTAGAGCAGTAGGCGATCAGATAAGTGGACTTGGCGCAGCAGTTACGGACAAGCTAGGCATTACTGAAGGTGCTACTCAGAGAAATAATGAGAGAATCCAGGCAGCTAACGAGTCTGCCAATGCTAAAGAAGAAACATTCAGAAGAAGTATAGGCAATGCTCAGACTCAGTACCCTGGTGCTTATACCAGTGGTAAGATTGCCGGACAAGTTACTGCGTATGCACTCACCAATCCTGTATTTGATGGTATTGCAGAGGGGGGCGGAGTTACTAACCAGCTTGCTAAATTCTTTGTCAACCAGGGTGCACAGAACGCACAGGACCTTGCACTTGATACTGCGCCTCTTGTTAAGCAGCTTATGTCAGATGGAAGTATGTCTGAAGAGGACAAGAGAGAAGTATTTAATAATGTCGTTCTTAATGCCCTTGGTAATGCTGCTATGGGAACTGTTCAGGAGATCCCCAACATTGCACAGTATGTAGGCGGAAAAGTTGACGCAAGAAGAGCAGCAGATGAAGCCTTTAGAGAAAATGTAAGAGCTGGCGCGGATAACCTTGCTAGACTTGCTGGCACCGAGGATGTTGATAACGTTGTTAGAAATGCTACAAGACAGGCAGATGAAGCAGCACAGAACATTGATAATATCGCAAGACAGATGCCGGAGATCCCCGAAGATATTCCGGTAAGACCTGATACACCGGTTAGTCCTTCTATTGAGAATGCCGCGGAGGAAATTTCTAAAGCTATGGATGCTGAAGAAGCAGCAAGAGCTATTGAGCCACCCAAAGCAGTTGAAAACGCAGCAGAAGGAATAGAAAACGCTGCAAAACCGCAGCAGATAGAAACGCCTAAAACCAACACGGTTGACATTCCAGAAGAAGCACAGGAACAGATTTTCTCAGACTTTGAAGAGATATACAGAAGTTTGGATAATATGGATCGCACCGCCAATGCTACTGGAAACGCGAAGGTTATTGAGAAATTCAACAAGCTTCAGAAGTCAGTATTTGACTATGAAGAAAAAGTATGGAACGCTGAAACCCTTGAAGAAGTCAACAAGGCAAAGAAGGCGGCTGATGCAGCAAGACAGAGCTTTATCCGTGAAATGAAGAAGATTGACCCTAAATATACGGGTGATCTTACAGGCACAAAGTTAGGACAAGCTATTTATAGACGCGGAAACCCAAAGCTTTCTGATGCAGATACACAAGCCATGATTGATGATTGGGTTAAGCAAGACGTTGAGAATCCAAACAGATTTGTTAGGGATGCGGAGCCGGACAGCACTAATGTTTATCGTGGTGTTAATGATGTTCCAGGAGCAGAACCACTTCAGACTTTTGCTGACGGAAACGGCCCTAAAGACCAGTGGAAAACTTCCAAGGCTAGAACAAACACAATCGAAAAGCTTGGATGGGGTGATCAGATGCCTGAGAAGGACTTTGCTTACAGAGTTTATTCTGAAGCAGAGCAGAACGCTGATGCTGTAGCGAGATATAAGGACAGTCAAAACGTAGTCGCAGATATCCTCAATAAGAATTATGAGGATTATGACGAGCTGGACGTTAAGATGGCTTATAATGAGGCACAGCGACTGTTGGATCAGGGCGATAGACAATCGCTTGCACAGGCCCAAAGACTTATGACTAAAAACGCTGCAGCGCAGAGACAAAGCGGTAGAATTGTACAGGCTTCCGCTGAGTTTACAAGAAATACAGCGGCCGGTGCTTTAGGTGACGCTGTGAGGGCGGAAGAAGATCTCGTCTTAGATCCTTGGAGATCCAGAAACACTAAAGCAAGAGAAGGCAACAACCGTATTGCAAAAGCCCTGGCTGATATGGGGCATAAGGCTGATGCCAAGATAAAGCCGGAGCTTACACACGATCAGATAAAGAAGGGTGTTATTGCAGAACTTAATCGTGAAGTTGGAAGCGTTGAGCAGTATTTCAATGATAATGACATTGAGTTTTTGACACGGCTTGCAGAGGATAAGTCTATTCCAACTTGGCAGATAACAAGTGAAATCGAGCATAAGCTGAATACTGGAAATTGGTATACGATTGATGAAAGCATTGAAATGCCAAAACCAACTAACAGGAAGCTTCAGAATGCCCTTGATTCACTTGTGACCGAGACAGTAAGAGCCGAGAGTGAAGCACCTTCTCTTAAACAGATTGCGGAAGAGGTAAGAAATACTCTTGGTAAAGAGTCAGCAGATTTTGACGGACTCTTTACTGATGATGATATGGACTACCTGGCTAACCTTATTCACGAAGGAGCTTCAAAAGAAGAACTTGCAGACGCCCTTGATATGAAGCTTGCAACAGGAAGTTTTGGTATTTCTGATGAGACGCTTCAGGAAGTAAACAATATCTTCAAGCAGATATCCAATTATGATCCTAACAGCAAACAGTTTGTTGAAGGCCAGGCAGAAGCATACAGACTCTTAGCTAACGAAATACTTCCAAATGCTACTCTTAAAGAGAAGTTTGAGGCTTGGCGTTACATTGCTATGCTTGGCAACCCTAAGACCATGCTCAGGAACTATATCGGCAACCAGACATTCAATGTTGTTACCGGCATATCCAACAATGTTGCTGCTATTGCTGAGGCTGGCATTGATCGAGCAAGTAAAGCTCTTGGCGGTGAAGGCATACAAAGGACTAAGGCAATACTCAACCCTGTAACTGACAGCGGACTTATTAAAGCTGCCGCTGAAGACGCGGACGCAAGCCGCTACAGACAGATCATAGGATCTAAGTATGAGAAAATGAGTAAAGATACGCTAAGAAGGTCTAAGAGCGTGTTCAACTCTAAGCTTGCGCAGCTTTATGAGAAAGTAACTGATGCTGGTATTAGTGATTATTCCGCAGTAAAGAAGAAGTATTCAACATCCCTTGCCGGATATATGAAGGCCAATGGAATGAGTACGGATATCTTCAAGGCGGAAGAAGAGCTAAGAAATCTTAAGAACCTTGGCGAGACAAAGCTCTTGTCTGATGCTGAACGGGCTAGAATTGCCACGCTTTCAAATCAGGTACAGGAGCTTGAAAAAGCAAGGGATTATGCTTTAAAACAGGCCGAGTATGCAACCTTCCATGAAGACAATAAGATTGCCGATGTATTATCTAAGTGGTCTAAGACCTCCAAAGAAGAAGGAACTGGAATAGGTCATGTGCTTCTTGAAGGCATGGTTCCATTTAAAAAGACTCCGGCAAATGTCTTAAAGAGTGGTATTGATTATTCGCCTTTAGGAGCTATTGATAGTATCAAGAAGACCGGAAAGCTTATTTATGAGAACACCGGAGTTAGAAAAGGCAACCTTGCTGATGTTTATAAGAACAAAGCCGGCAAGGAAGTAGCTAGGACACTTGCTTCTGATGTTATTGATAGCTGGTCTAAGACTCTTACCGGCACAGGACTTACAGCACTTGGATTCTATCTGTATAACAAGGGCATACTTCATTCAAGCAATCCTGATACAAAATACCAGGATGAATTAGAAGGCCACCAGAATTATGCAATAGAGATCAATGGAAAGTCTTATACTATTGACTGGGCCGCACCAACAGTAATGCCGCTTATGGTAGGCGCTGAGATAGCTAAATTGTGGGATTCTACAGGCAAGGGAGACGAGGATTTTTACAACAACATTGATGGCTATGTTGAGGCCGCCAATAGAATTGCTGATCCTTTGATTGAAACATCAATGCTTCAAGGCGTTAGAGATACCCTTGAAACGGCAGCTACTTATGCTCAGAACAATGAAGCTATGAACATTCTGCCGCTTCTTGCCTACAATACAGCTACCGGATATGCTACACAGGGTATTCCTACTCTTGGCGGGCAGATAGCAAGGACTGTAGACCCTACAAGAAGGTCTACTTACACCGATCAAGAAGGTGTAGCCGGAGTCCTTGATAGACAAGTTAAGAAACAGATGAATAAGATTCCTGGCGCATCAATGCTTAATCAGCCGTATGTTGATACCTACGGAAGAGAACAGCAGAACGGCCCATTTAATAATCCCCTTGCAAGACTTGGTTATCAGATGTTTAGTCCTGGCTATTTGACTAATATTAATGAGACTGACGCAGACAGGATAAGTAGAGAAGCATACGAAGTTGGTAATGTAGCCAATACGCTTCCTAAGTGGCAGTCAAAGTTTAAGGATGCTGAAGGTAATCGTGTATCACCTGAAGACTATACAACAGCTTCCAAAGCATACGGACAGGCCAACTACGAGATCAGAGAAGCACTTGCTAATGATGAGTGGTTTAATAGCCTTGAAGGTACTCAGAAGGAAGAGATTGTTAAGGGCATAAATACCATTGCTGAACACGTTGGAAATGCAGCTATTGATCCTAACTATACTAAGGACTCAAAGGCTTACAATGCTTATAAGGATGGTGGAATACCTGGCTTGCTCGATTATTATAAAGGTGAAACAGCAAAAGATACCGCAAAGGATCTTTTAGGTGATTCCGGAGTAACTACTAATAGCAATGCTGGTAAGGCAATTACAGAGGCCGTTAAGAATGGCAATATGGCACAGGCTGAAAAGCTTGCTGAACAGGCCAAGGAAGAGAAGGCAGAAAAGGTAAAGACAGAAGAAACAAAAGAGGATCTGTCTTCTTATGGACTTACAAGTATTGCACCAGCAAAAACCTATGAGAAAGCCCAGGGTGTTATTCCAGGACTTACCATGAATGAGTTTGCATCTACCTATAAGAAGATAGATACAGACAATAACCAGAGTTTGAAGAAAGCAGAAGTTATAGCTTATATGAACAAAAATAAGTTAAGCCAGTCTGAAGGAATGAAATTCTGGAAAGCCTATGCCAAAACAGAGGGTAGTAGTCCTTGGAAGATCCCATCATTAAAGGATGGTAAATGGAAATAATGAAAGAAGAGGTAGGGATAAATCCTTACCTCTTTTTTTATTTCATTCGGACTTTCATTCGGACAACAGTATGTCATGGATAATAAAATTCAGTATTTATGCTGATTATGGATTTATCAAATATGATTAAGATATAATTGCAAAACATAGAAAACATGCGTATTTGTGAAGTTTTATAAGTCTTTTCAAGTCCCACTGCCGGCACTATCTTAACCCTAGTATTTATGAGGTTTCTAAATTTTCATTCGGAATTTCATTCGGACTATTTTCCAACATATTCTCAAAATAAGTATTCATCTTGGTTGTGTAGGCTTCATCCATAGACACAATCTTTTTCTGGTAATGCTCTTTCAAGACTGAGGAATTTTCGCGCCATCCTCCCATGTGAGAAGTATAAAGGTCTGGTATTCCAATAGCTACGGCAACAGAAGCAAAGTAGGAGCGTAGGTTATGGAATATAAGGCCCTCGATTCCTAGATTGTTGCAAAGGCGTTTAAAGTTACCATCAAGGGTTGATGGTTTAATTGGTACGATATATTCATCCGGCTTTCCTTGTCCTAGTATTTCTACTTCCTTATCAGTCAAGAATACTTGGCGATAACTCGATTCTGTCTTTGGTGTTTCTTTGTGGACCCATCCTTCCGGACCCAGTACCATATCAGAGTGTATCAAAAGGGCGTTCCCTTTTAAGTCACCATAAGTTAAACCGCATATCTCACCACGCCTTAGTGAGTGGAAAGCCGCCAACATGATCGCACGTTTCATAACAGGGTTAGCGTTATCATAAAGAGCTTTGATTTGCTCATTCTCGGGGGCATTTTTCGCCTTTTTTGGTATCTTAGGTAGATTTACCTTAAACTTATGTTCAACGCCACAAAAGCCCATAGAAGTGACTAAAAAGGCATAAGTATTTTTAACTGTCTTGGGTGAGTGAGTAGTAGATAACTCAGATACAAAAGACTGGATATCGTAGGATGTGATTTTACGGATTTTTAAATGACCTATGGGCTGAAGCCTCTTAGCATCCATCTTATAGCCCCTTAAGGTGGAAGGGGAGAGTACGTTTTCATTGGCTTTTATATAAGCTTCACCGGCTTCAATTACTGTCAGATCAGAGGCCCTTTGCCGGTCAATGTTATTTTTAAACTTGGAGGCCATCAGCTCAACTTCTGCCTTGGAAGCAGCGGTAAAAGACTCCCTTATTCTTTTGCCTTGGGAGTCTCTACCTACATAAACTTCAATATTATATTTTCCGCTTGGAAGCCTTCTTGCTTTCATCATTACCTCACGTTTTTATAGGGATTACCATTTTCGCCATCATAATAGCCTTGTTCATAACCTTCTGTATAAGCTGCATCCAAGGCTTCTTGATTGGCTTTTTCTGCTTTTCTGGAACAGCTGAAACAAAAAGCAACTACAAAAAGAATGATAAGTCCAACAACAAGATAATCATTCGTTTTCATAAGATCACTCCTTTCTTACAGTTATTTACCATCCTTAAAAGCATTAAGCATATCAATAGCAACTTGTTTCTGCTGGGGAGTGCAACCGTTTGCTGCGTCTAATAATTTCTTATCAATTTCACTAGCTTCAGGTGACATTAAACTTTTATATGGCTCTTTTAAAGAAATAATAATTGAACCATCTTGTCTTTCGCTAAAGTGATAATGAGCAGTCATTCGTTTAAACTGGCCTTCTTCTCTTGTTGCAGCATGAGGTCTACTTTCCTTAGTAGATAAAATGATATCCGGGTCCAGTCGGGTAAAAATAGTATCAAAGTCTGAATGAACGCCCCTGGCAACTTTGTTTATTGTTTCAATGGTAGGGGTAGGAGCTGCGCCATTAGTGCCTTTGTTGTTTATTAAGTTATATGTATAAGCTTTGCTTATTCCGCTATCTCTAATAAATTCATTTACTGTATGTTCTTCTAAATATTCTTTTATGATATCTCCTAAAGTCATTGTATTTATCCCCTTCAATACTTA